TGGACTTCCTCGTGTTTTATAGTTTCAGAACCATACCAAGCCAGGAAATCACCAATAGATTCGAATGTAGCATGGTCAGCAAGTTTCCCACGTGTACCTGATTCGTCTGCTGGAACGACCTTACGAACTACAAAGTTCCAATAGTCTGCGTACTGTCCACTAGGGGTGTGGCACTTGGACGTATCCAGCATTTTGTTGTGTGCGAAAGCATCCTTTACAACAACACGAACCACCCAAGGAAGTCTACGTTGTACTGCAAGAGGACAAGAAAAATAAGCTTGAGCGTTGAGGTGCTCAGTATTTGTGGTAGCAATGACAAGTTTTGCCCACACAGGTGTTTTCCCTTTATCTTCGAGAGCTGCTTGTTCAGGGATAAGGCTGATCAAATTCATCAAGCGGATAACTTCTGCCAAAGATTCATCCATGATACCCAATTTGGGACTAATGGCTGCAATATCATCAAGAATAATGCACCACATGCCAGTCATAAAACCATTCCAATGTTTCTCAAAACCATTACGCACATATTTGGAGCTAGTGTCAGCGCTCAACTTGTGCAATTTGGCATAATATTGAAACAGATAAGTAACAATGGTGGATTTCCCCAAGCTTGATCCTCCTGAGAGCATGATGCCAAATGGTAGGGATCGATCTTTCTGTGCTGAAAGTCTAGTAATGTCATTGGCCTTCAATAAAGCCAACTCACTAAGTAAAATTTTCAGGCGCGTTTTTTCAAACTTGGATATACCACACGCGGTACGCATAATAGTCTCACCTGTGTCAATGGTGCTGGACAATAACAGTCGGTATGAAAATATATCAAAGCCATGTGGTTCAGGATTGGCTACATATTTTTCCATATTCTTCAATTTAAGGGCGTCATCAATAAATTTTTCATAGGTACTAGAGCTATGGTACATAGGCTCCCATGAGCCACTCTTAACGCTCTTGATGAATTGCTTCAAAAAGAGCGAAACAGAATCAACCAAACAGTGTAGAAAGCCAATTTTGGAGCTATGGGCTCGTGATATAGCTTCTGTTTCAAATTTGGTATACCCCAGGGTATCAAAAGTGATGTTGAAGGCTGATAAAATACCCTGTGACAAGCAATACATGAGAAACTTATGCAACTTTTGTAAAATTGGACTTTGAGAGATGTCACTCATAAAGTCTATACCATCACGGGTATTGTCCAATAAGGTTTCCATAAAATCAAAATCCAAAGATTGGGGAGTAAAAATTCCCATAAAAGCTGATGAGAATAGTTTGGTAGCGCCATCTATGGCATTAGCCGATAGAGAGCGCTGGGTAAGACCTTGAGTTAAGGCCATCAAAGCTAATGTGATATCGCAGCCGTTTTTGGCCCTATAGAATTGCGCTGAAAATAGCAAACAAGATTCCAAGAGCTTGACAACGGTATCATCAGAAGTGTACGTCATTAATAACGTGTGGATAGAAGAAATTAGTTCTTTGTATTCAGAGAGAGCAGGTGCCTGGTTCTCAAATACTAGACGTTTAATACAATTATCCACTGTATAATAAGGATCCCCTTTAAAGAGAGGACTTAGAACTTGTACAAATAGTTCTAAATGTTGTTGTGAACACAC